CAGATCCGGTCTTAAACGTAACACCAGCCGGAAGTGTGCCTTGGTTAATATCCCATCTATCTACCTGATTAGCTTTTCTATAATACCAGGAAGCTCCTGATTTGTTCACAGCCTTATCTTCAAACTTTCCTGTACCATTTTGCCAGGACTCGTAAACTGGGTAACATTCTAACGAATATGTCGTTGGAAGTTCGTAGGCTGTAGCAAGTTTTAAGTGAAGACTCGCCGAGAAGTTTGTACTTCCAATCGTATCGTTAACGAGAGTTCTGATTTCCGAGTTAGAAAATGTCAATAGTCCTCGGTGCGTATGAGGAGCTCCTTCAAAAGGAAAACCTCCCACCTCGATCATTTCATCTAATCCATTGTTGGCCGATGGGTAAAGGGTTGAAATAAAAGTATCGCTATCTGGGAATAATCTATATACTGCCATTTTACAATGTGGTTATTCTGCCCTCGATATCAGTCTCAGGAAATTTTACTTCAAAAATACATGGGTCAAGAGAAGGATAAACTACGTTTTCTTTAGTAGCTCCAGCAATATCGTAAGCATATTGAGAGTACCTTCCTCCGGCCTTGTTGGTTATCTCTATCTTTTTAACTGTCTGCACACCTTTTACTCTATCCAGTAGAGTATACACCCTAGATAGGTTGATAGGTTGATTAATGCTCCATTTTCTGTTGTCAAGGTAGTTTCGTAGAGCAAGATTACATTCTAAGAGTACGTTTCTTCCAATTGACCCAGGAAGAACTACAATATCGTACTTAACACCAATATTAACTACAAAAGCATCTCTTATGTTAACCGCATCCGTAAGAAGCATATACTTAGAGAGGTAGGTTTTTAAGTTAGCTTTTAAGCTGTCAGAGGCTGTCTCTAGTTTTCCGTCTATATCGAATGCTAAAACATGCATCGAAAGAGAAAGGGGATTTGAGTCTAATACTCTATCGGTGCTTGAATTGGTATTTGATAGCTGATCTTGAATCGTGTACGTCTTAGCGATTGCCCCGTACCTAGGAGGAAGTGATAGTGCTCTTACATTAAAGTCCTCTACCGTTACTGTTCTTCCCTGCTCATTAAATGCCCTTATGGTATTCTGTCTAATTTCCTCAACAGTGTCGCCGTCCCTACCTCCTTGTGCCGGTTTAGGGTTATTAAATGCAAGGGTATTTTGATATGAGGTATCTGTCGCGGAGACCGTAACAGCTCCGTTAGTGGTTACTGTGTTCGAAGCTTCATTTGATGCAACACCGCCTCCGACAAGGTACCTAATGGTAAGAGTGGTATTAGAAGGAGCAAGACCGTACGTTCTCGAGAATAAAAAGTTAGAGGGATCGTAGGCATAATCTAATCTACTTACTCCCTGGTTTGTTCCTAATCCAACGTTTGTAGGATCGGGTAAAAATGTAGAATCGTCATTCTCAGAAACTCCGGCGCCAAACTGAATTTGTAGAATTCCTGTTGAAGTAAATCTTGTTACAAATCTTTTAGGAACTTTTGTGAGCTGTAACAGTTTCGGTACTTTACCGGAATCGGAAGATCCGTTATCCTGATCTACATATACACTATCCTGTCCTAGGAAAGGAACCTTATACCATTCTCCTCCTCCTGAATCTGTAATGTCTAAAATTCCTATAATATTTTCTTCTTCAACGTTAAGGGTTAAGAATCTCTCTGCGTTTCCGATAGTACGGGTGATTGTTTTTATTTCACCGGAAAAAGCCTTTACCTTTTTCTTTAATTGAAATTCAGCTGGATTTCCGTTAGAGATTCTAGAAACAGTAATTTCAGTTGGATCGTAAGAGCTTGAGAAAGCAAAGTTTACAGGACGGTCGATAATAAAAGTAGTACCGTTCCCAGAGGACGCAACAACTGTTGAATTTTCGGCAACAGTTAATGCTTGAGAGAAGTTAGGAGTAAAGTTTGGAGCGTCAGCAACTACGTTCTGCGTTACCTCAAGTTCAACCTCAGAAGCAGCAGTTACTTTTGGCCTATACCCTAACATATAGGCCATCGTATAAAGGTTAGCAGGATCTTTGGCATGCTGTACAAATGTTTCCTGAACCTGAGTATCCTGATAGAAGGAGAGTACGTCGCCAACGTAGGCAGCCATCTCCATAAACATCATACCGGGAGATGTTGGAGAGAAATCGTTATAGGTATCCGGGAAGTACGCTTTCGCATACTCCATAAGCTGATCTCTAAAATCAGCAAAGTTCCTATTAATATACTTTATGTCTCTCTGTTCGGCCATTATGTTTCAATGTTTATAATAAGCTCATCCTCTATATTCGTCTCAGCAATAGCGTAGCTCATAAAAAACTGTACTGTGTTGGTATCTGGGATCCCCTCTAATGAGATTCCTGTTGGAATTACTCTTGGAAAATAAAGTTCTAATGATCGCCTTATAGAGTTGTTAACTTTTCGTACGGTACCTTCATCTATATTCTCAAAAAGAAAATTCCTTAAGCCTGTTCCGAAGGTAGGATTCATAAATCTTTCACCCTGCCCTGTTAAAAAGAAGTTGAGAAGATTTGCTCTGATAGCGTCCTTGGTCTGATAGGTAGAGTTAAAGACAGCCTTTCCAGAGAAAGGTAGGTCTACTCCTACAGCTTTCCTTGGTTGAAGGTCTAGCGGGTCTATTTTCTTTACCTCAAAAGCCATTATAGCATTCTAGATTTACTTTTCTCTTCTGCTTGTTTAAAGACCGATGCTGCTTTTTTAACGAAATCTAAATTGGAAATATCAAGACCTACCTTTGGAGCGTTAGCAAGAGTTCTACGAGGAGCAGGCATCTCTTGCATTCCAGACATCATCGAACGGAAATCTGGTGCTTGAGTCATTGTGGACTCCGTGGTCATGACGTTTTTGTATTCTTCATTCGTCATAGAGCGCTTAGTCATATTGAGCATATCCATGATAGGGTTACCCGTAGACTGAATGGCAGGTGTTTCCACCATCTCCATGACTGGTTCTGGTTTTTTTGCTAACTCCTCCTGGATAGCTTCTTTTACAGCTTCTTTAATAAGCTTTTTTAGTGCATCTACTTTCATAGTTATAAATATCTACCTTATGGAAGTTGGTTATCTATTCTAAATTTTAGTTCTTCTATTAGTATATCTGTAGAGGAGCTGAACGAGCTCGGTCCTCTAAGTACAATTACTCCTTCCCTATCTTTAGCAATTGCAAATCTACGAGGAGCTAATCCAAAATCTAGAGAATCCTCTGTTACTTCCAGAAAATAATCCTTATAGGGTACTATACCTCCCTCAGGAGCCTCTACATCTTTTAGGTTTAACCTATTATAGAGATCTTCTACAGCCTGTAACTGATCATCATCTAGCGAAGATTTATTTAAATCGTCAAGTATGTTCTGAGTGTCCAATAAGTTTTTCCTAAGAGCCCTCTCAGTATAGAGATTTCCGTCAGCACATCTTATAAGGTCCTTAGTAGATTTTAATTCTTCTAGATTTAACCTCTTCCAATCTTTTCCGTTTTTCGGATTATCCCATCCTGTTCTTCCGTCTTTTGACGAATTATTTACTATATACTCGTTACCTTCGTAAAAAACAGTATCTTTTCTATTTTTGTTATCAAAGTATATCAAATCCGGATTATATAGTCCGGTTCTTTTGTAGTTTTCCTTAGAGGTAACCGCAGTAGTTCCACCGCCTACTCCAGAATCAACCGAATCAGGAATTGTTGGTGTATCCTGATTGTTTATGACTGTGGGTATGCCGTTTGTTCCTATATCTCCTGTAAGAAGGGTGGGATCGTATACGGCCGGGAATCCGTTAATGTCTACTGTTAGTATGTTTCCGTCTTCATCTATATTAAGTAGGAGAGGTACTCTATTGCTTAAATTTTCATCCCCAACAGCATTTGCAATAGTACAGGCCTGAATAGGGCCGTCAAGAGAAGAAAGGGCACTTTTTGCAGCTGCGATAGAATCCTCTGTGCTCTTAAGAATAGCATCAATAGTTTCTGCGTCTTCTCCTAGCTGAACTGATAGTTCTTTTACTTTGTGTAGTAGGTCTGCGAACTTCATATCAACAGACATCGGAAGACCAAATGGCTTAGGAAAACCTTGAGGGATTGGAAGTTTTTTTATTATCCGTATAATACGGCGAATTGTTTTAGAAATACGGCGGAGTGGTGGTGGTATTTTCTTGAATGCCTTAATTCTCTTATCAAAACTGTTTACTGCTCTTCCTAACTGATCTTTTTGTTTGGTTACTCTTTCAAGACCGGCATTGTCCGGGCATCGGCTAGAGAATTTAGTTCTAGAGTCAGAAATATCTTTTTGAATCTTACCTTGAAGTTCACCCTCTAGTTTTCCTACTGCTTTAGCAATACGAGGTCCTAGTTTTGATTGTTTTATATTAACGTAGGGCATTACTCAGAGTATACTTTTTTAGAGAGGGTATTCTCTATAGCAGCTTCCAGAGCTGGTAGTTTTGAATTTATAGAAGTACCTTGCTTAGAAAGAACAGCG